CCGGGATGGGAAGAACACCGTCCTGGGACTGTATCCGCTGCTCCCCGAGAATGTGGAGGTGGACAGGGATGAGCAAGACAATCTGTTCTATATCTACCACGCCTACACTGATGAGGTACCGGGGAAGAAAGACCAGGATATCTACTTCCGTTCCGATGAGATTTTCCACATCTCTGGCCTTGGGTTTAACGGCCTAATCGGATTCTCTCCCATCGCCATGATGAAGAACGCACTTGGTACGACCCTTGCGGTGGAGCGGTACGGTGCTTCCTTCTTTAAAAACGGTGCGCAGCCAAGCGGGGTATTGGAGCATCCAGGTGTGTTGAAGGATCCGGATAAGATCCGTAACAACTGGTCGGCGGTTTACGGCGGCGCGAATAACGCTCACAAGGTGGCGGTTTTGGAGGAGGGCATGACCTATAAGCCAATCTCTCTTCCGCCGGAGGATAGCCAGTTCTTATCCACCCGTCAATTTGGCGTGGAGGAGATCTGCCGGATCTTCCGTGTGCCTCCCCATATGGTGCAGGATCTGGAACACGCCACCTTCTCCAACATCGAGCACCAGTCAATTGACTTTGTGGTACACACACTAACACCCTGGCTTGTGCGGTTTGAGCAGGCGGTAAGCAAAGACCTGCTCCTGGAGGAAGAACAAGATGAATACTTTGTCAAGTTCAACGTGGATGGGCTGCTCCGTGGTGATTATCAGAGCCGTATGAATGGATACGCCACCGGTATCAGCAATGGATTCTTAAGTCCGAATGACATCCACCGTCTTGAAAATATGGACCTGATTCCGGCTGAAGATGGTGGGGATGATTACTACCTGAACGGCGGCTATGTGAAGCTGAAGGATGCGGGTAAATTTGCGGACGCCAAGCAGACCGCTGTGGAGCAGAATCAGCCGAAGGAGGAAGAGCCGAAAGAACCGGAAGAAAACGAAGAGGAAACACAGGAACAGGAACCTGACAGCGAGAACCGGCAGAGAAAGCGTATAAGATAATCATCCGGGCTGCACAATATGCATGGCTATGCTGGTTGACAAAACGTGTTGCCATGCTTATAATAAAATCAAAGGTGGGAAATCCCACTTACGAAATGGAGGTGCGGCGGAATGGATGCAATCAAAGATTATGATGTCCGGCTGGATGCCAAGGGAAGAGTTACGCTCAGGGGAGCCACATACAAGAATTACAATGTAAAGCTGTATGAGAATGGCTGCTTTATTTTGGAACCACGTGAGCTTGTTATTCCTGAAGTTATATCTGCCAGGTCTTTGGCGGAGATGGATAAGGCTGTGGAGAACTTCAAAACAGGAAACGTATCGGCATCTATTGACCTTTCAGATTTCGATTGAGAGGCAGAAGATGGTGTATGCGATAAGGATGGGGGTTCCGGAGATGGAAGCCCTGTGGAATGAACTTCAAACAAAATGGCGCTCAGGAACAATCAGGAAAGATGAGGAGAAGCTTTATAAAAAATGGGGAAGCGCATTGAAAAAACTTTCAGAAAATCCTATGTATCCCGGGCTTAAGTCCCATGAGATCGATGTTTTATCAAAAAGATATGGTATGAAAGTCTGGCAGTCCTATCTTGAAAATAAAAATAGCGATGCCATGCGGATGTTTTGGGTGTATGGTCCTGGCCAGAGGGAAATCACAGTCATAGGACTGGAGCCACACCCGGAGGATAAGAAAAAAGGAGCGTATGACCGGATAAAATTATCCGAGCTGAAGTAACTAAATCATGTGTTTAATAGGCCGATTTGCTGCTGTATTTGTGGCATCCGGCCTATTTTTATTTCCAGAGATAACTGGCAGAGTGAGAGTATGCCAAGAAGAGAAAGGAGAAGAACCCGATGAAGAAATTCTGGAACTGGATCCGGGATGAAGGCGGCAGCAGGACGCTCCGTCTGGAAGGACCCATCGATGAGGAATCCTTCTGGGGTGACGAGGTAACGCCGAAGGCTTTCCGGGAGGAACTGGAGTCAGACTCCGGGGATATTACCGTGTGGGTCAATTCCCCTGGAGGGAATGTGTTCGCGGCTGCGGAGATCTACACGATGCTGCGTGATTACAAGGGCGCGGTCACCGTCAAGATCGATGCGATTGCCGCATCCGCCGCCTCTGTGGTGGCGATGGCCGGCAACAAAGTCCTCATGTCCCCGGTTGCCATGCTGATGATCCACGATCCCAGCACCATTGCCATGGGCAATGCCAAAGACATGGAGAGAGCCATCGCGACGCTCAACGAGGTCAAGGAGAGCATCATCAACGCCTATGCCTTTAAGACCGGCCTTACCCACAACCGGATCGCCAAGCTCATGGAGAATGAGACCTGGATGAACGCGAAGAAGGCGGTGGAGCTGGGCTTCGCGGATGAGATCCTTTTTGAAGCCGTAGAGCCGGAGGAAGAGGAGGAAAAGGAGCCGGAGGGGGACGAGCCTGATCCGGATGACCCCGATGAGGATGACCCGGACAAAGAAAAGGGTATCCACCTGACCGCGCAGATCTATTCCTCCCGCCAGATGGGGCTTACCATTTTGAACCGCCTTGGTGTGAAGGAGGACGGCCAGACCGCGCCGGCCATACAGCCCACAGCAAAGCCTGTGGAGCCTCCTGTGGGAACCCCGGCAGAGCCTGTAAAGCCGCTCACGGCTCCCGTCCTCGACCTGGACGGAAAAACGGAGGACGGCAGCGTCCCCTACAATATCCTGATGAAACAGCTGGAGTGCATGAAATGACATGTACCCGGCTTTTTTCATACCCAAAAATCATGATTTTATGGAGGTAAATGACTATGAGTAAGATTCTTGAACTGAGAAGCAAGAGAAAAGCCCTCTGGGAGCAGACGAAGGCATTCCTGGAGAAGAACCGCGGCGAGAACGGTTTGGTGGCTGCCGACGCAGTGGAGCAGTACAACCGTATGGCGAAGGAGGTGACGGATCTCGGCGATGAGATCGAGCGGCTGGAGCAGCAGGAGCAGCTGGACGCCCAGATGTCCGCTCCCACTTCTGTTCCGGTACACGGCACGCCGAAATTCGGTGCTCCGAAGGATAAGGAGACGCGTCCTACCGCTACGGATGAGTACCGTAACGCCTTCTGGGACATGATCCGCGCCCGCGGCAACTACGGCGAGATCCACAACGCCCTGTCCATCGGCCAGGATTCCGAGGGCGGTTACACCGTGCCGGATGAGTTCGAGCGCCGCCTGGTGCAGGTCCTGGAGGAGAACAACATCTTCCGTGGCCTTGCCACTGTGATCCGCACCAGCTCCGGTACCCGTAAGATTCCCATCGCGCAGGATGACGGTGAGGCAACGTGGATCGATGAGGGTGAGGAGATCCCGGAGAGCGACACCAGCTTTTCCCAGACCATGCTGTCCGCGTACAAGCTTGGCACGATGATCAAGATCTCCAACGAGCTCCTGCACGATTCCGCTTTTGACCTTGCCACCTATATCGCGCAGCGTTTCGGTGTGCGCATGGGCAACGCCGAGGAGAAGGCGTTCATCACCGGCGATGGCGTGGGCAAGCCCACCGGTATCCTGGACGACGCCGGCGCGCAGGTAGGCGTGACCGCAGGGGCTGTGGACGCCGTGACCTTCGATGAGATCTTTAAGCTCTACTACAGCCTGAAGGCTCCCTACCGCGGCAAGGCGCAGTTCCTCTGCAACGAGGCCCTGGTGCTGCAGCTGATGACCATCAAGGACAACAACGGCAACTATATCTGGAAGCCGGGCCTTGACATCGCGAAGCCGGATACTCTCTTAAACCGCCCCATCAAGACTTCCGCTTTCATGCCCGCTCCGGCGGCCGGCAACAAGGCGCTGGTCTTTGGTGACTACAGCTACTACTGGATCGCGGACCGTACCAACCGTACCTTCCGCAGACTCAACGAGCTGTATGCCCGCACTGACCAGGTTGGTTTCCTGACCACCCAGCGTGTGGATGGCAAGCTGATCCTGCCGGAGGCTGTAAAGTGCCTGCAGATGAAGGCCGGTGCCTGATAATATCCGCAGCTGAGAAAGGAGGTGCCGGCCATGGCACT